TGCTTCTATGATATGATCTTGCTCTGCGACCTTTGCCTTCAGATAATTCTTTCTTTCTTCTGATAGAGCTTTCTTTTGCTCGTCCTCAAGGAGGATCTTATAGTTTTGGGCCGAGCTGATAATGCCGAAGTAAAGAGACATATTGAAGTCTTTCGTTGTTTTCATGGTATAAATTTAGCAGATTTTAAGATTAACGCAACAAAAAAGAGTGATTATTTTTCTACTTGATCAAGGAAAACGGTGGTCATTTTTCCTTCATCGGGACCATTCAGAATGTTACCTGATATAGTGTTTCCAAAGCGTGTGCTAGGAAAGATTCTCACCTTGTTACCTTTGAAGGTCACAATGTTGTTGTCGTCGTAGTATTCAGTATTTAATATCATATTGTTATTTTTCATGCTTCAACTATAGCATAAAGGGTGGGACATTTACGGTCCAACCCCAAAAAAACTTGAAAAAAGATTATCTTATCTTTTTTTAAAAAAGTGCTTGATTTAATCGGTAGGTGTGGTATCTTGTATGTATCAAGTTTAACAGAACAACAATAAAAACATTATGACTAAAGTTACTATCAACTACGGACCAGAAAAACACAACGGAATTGAAAACACTGACAACTCTATTTTTCGCTATGTCGTCGAAACTGATGAGCCATTTGAAAACCGATCCAATGGAGAAAAGTTTGCAGGCTTTGGTGGGAAGTGCGTTGAAACTGGTGAGTATAAGCGTTTCCGATGGGATCGGATTGAGTCAATCGTTCATCACGGTTAAGGCTCCGGCCTTCTAGGTAGGGCAACCCCCCTACCTAGCAAAGACCCCCCCTTTTCTAAAAGTAGATATCTCTCTGAGGTGTGGGGTGACCGGGGGGTGGTAAATTTCATTCTCCCCTCCCCTTTTTTCCTAAGTTTTTCAAAAATACGCGAGACATCGCAAATAAATAATTTTCAAAAATACTCAACTTAAATCCTCGGTAGAGCTTCCGGCTGACAGGAGGGTAACCATCCAGTCCGGCGCTTGCCATTTATTGCCTTTTTTTATCGTCTTAAGTTCCTTTGCCTTTTCGGAATTTTTTTGATAATATTTCGCATTACGTTCCTTTTTGCATTTCTTGCACTGAGATCTAACGCCAAACTTTCCTTTTGCATCTTTATGAAAATCACAAAGAGACTTTTCTTGTTTGCATTTTGAGCAGACTTTAGATTTTTTTTCTGTCATGTAAAATAATATATTCAGCGGCCAAAGCTTTTTTCTAAAATCTTTTTGAATTACCCTTAACCGAAGCTCATAATATATTCAATATGAAAATGTGTACTAAATGCAAGGAAGTCCTTCCTTTATCAGACTTCAGGAAGCAAGGTAGTACTAAAGATGGGTTAAAGTACTACTGTAAGGAATGCGACGACAAACTCGCGAAAAGCTACTATCAGAGAAATAAAAATAAAATTACTGATAAAGTAAAGGAGTGGCAGAAGAATAATCCAGATAAAGTAAAAGGCTATAAGAAATCTTATTACGGTAAAAATAAACCTAGCTCGAATTAAGATTTTAAAAAAAATAGATTTTACAACATTTTTTGTGTAATATGTTTTAACATGGGACTTAATTTAAATTATACCAAGGAAGACGGACAGCAGGCTGACTATTGGAAGATCAGTCGTGTTGAAAATTGGTTTCAAGGAACAACAGGCCCTCAATATGCAGCTAATGTTAATACCTTGGGATTTACAAATGAAACTTATCGCGATCAAGGAGCTCCATCGGTTGATGGAAACATGTATACATGCCCTTATTCTGGAGCTCGAGATTATTATCCTTATGTGGATGTCACAGGAGTTTCTGGAGAAATAACTGGAAAACAACGCGTTGGTCCTCCACTACCATCAGATTGGGATTGGGCTGAAAACGGAGTATCCGGTTGGATGCAGAGAAGTGACGATATCAGAAGCGGCGCTTATACTTGGTTGAAAAATTGTGTACCTTTCTTTTCGGGATCAGTAGACGCACTTACAATAGGAGAATAATTATGGGACTTTATAAATCAATTACAACACCCGCTGGCTCAACACTAAATTACTGGGATTTCGGTATCGTTGAGGTTAATACCGCCGCATCAGAAAAAAAAGATCAAAATGCTGTTGTCAACATTTGGGGCTATCATGATGTAGATTACTATAACGCAGGTAAACCCCCAATTGAAAGATGGAATCAGTACCCGTGTAATATGGTTAGTGGCACCGATTACTATCAATATGAGATGTTAACAGGTGTAAGCGGAGAAGTCACAGGTCAAAAAAGAGTTGGTCCTCCTCTACCTGATGGATGGAGCTGGACAGAAAACAGTGTTTCTGGATGGATGTCTAGCAGCTCTGATATTCGTAACGGCGCTCAAACATGGGCCCTTAATTGTGTACCTGCTTTTTCAGGTGCCGTAGTAACTGGTCAGGTATACCCAGATTAAAAAAAAGAAAATAAAATTATGAGTAATACAAATAAAACAGGAGGAAGAGATATTAACTACTGGAGACGCCGTATGGGTCTTAAAGAAGATGGCAACGTAGGTGTTGGTTCCACCTCAGGTAACGTAGGAGCTCCTACTGAGGGCTCTGGAGGGTCTTCAGGTAATGTGGGTATAGGAGTAACTGCCCCTACACCTGCAGCCCCTACAAGAAGCCCTAAACGTAGAGCTTCCAAACCAACAGTAGGTAACGTTGGTTCAAGTGGTAACGTTGGTGTCGGATCGACTTCTTAACGAAAGTATAAATTAGTTCCTCAGTCGCAGCCCTTTAATCGGGGCTGCGATTTTTTTTGGTATATTCTTATTGAGGTACTATTTATTACTGTATCCGACCCTCTGCCTCGGCTTCTTTATCGTTAACGAACATCTCAGGGTCTTCCATTAGACCATGAACAGGAGCATTCCATGTAATTTCTACTATTTTCTTGCCGCCGATATAAGCATTAAATGCTGATAATAACATAGTAGCTTCGGAAGATATAGAACTTCTTTCGTCTTCATAACCGGGCATAATAGTCAAGCTCTTACCTTCTAGACCTAGCCCAGTCCAAGGTCCGTTACAATTGACCAAAGACCATTTTTTATTTTCGTTTTGCTGATAAGTTGCAACTGCGGTCCAACTAAAATCATCACTGATCCATTGTGCGGTGATTCCGTATTCATGCTTTAGAAGTATTTGTTGATTGAATTTCATAATTTTTTACTTAAAGTTATCAGATTGGTGTTTGGCTAACTCTATTTCTATTTGCCTTAGTCTACTATCCAGTCCTCTTATATTTGCTGTATTGTCCGCAGTAGACTTTTGAAGGATAGTAATTTCGGTAATTTTTTTATCCATTTGTATTAAATGGTCTTCTAATTTTTCGAATTCAATTTTGCTTGGAAATAAAGTCTGTAGGTAAGCAAGAACCCCTATGCCTATAATTGGTGCAAATTTTAAAAATGCATCTAGGTCCGCAAAGCTAATTTTTTTGTTCTCTCCCATTCTTTCAATAGTTTACACTTTAAACACAACTTAATATTTTTTTTGTGTAATTTATTTAAGAAAATAAAAACATCATGTCATACCCCGAGTACCCTAAAAACATAACAGATGCATGGAACGATTTTGCTTGGACTAGAAACCAAAACATAAATTGTAATTACGTTTGGAATGAGGTAGGTCAGTATTGGACACCTCAACAAGGCGCTTCTGCCAGTGGTGCTGTAAGCGCTGACGATATTTCAACTTTAGCCAAAAAATCTATTCATAAATTTGGAAGTAACCCCAATATAAGTAATAATGTGAGCGCCGCTTCACCTGAAACTATTTGGGACGGTTCCTCAAAATATGTTTTCCCTCCAAACGCAGGAACAGGAATACAAATAAAATCTTCTGAAGGAAGCGACTCACAAGAATTTATAGTTCAAGGTTTGGATGAGAACTTCAAAGATCAAAGTTGGACTGGAAATCTAAACGGAGTTTCAGATGTTAATATTGAAGGTAGTTGGAGTCGAGTTTTTAGATCTTTTAATAATGACTCTACACCAATAAGCGGAAATATCAATATACACGCAAGCGGTGACGCAGCAACATCTTATGCTCAAGTATTGGCTGGAAACGACCAAACCTTAATGGCTTTGTATACTGTTCCATCCGATTGTACTGGTTATTTAATGGGTTATCACTCAACTGCATATAACCCTAGTAGTGCAAGTGAAATTAACTATACAATTCAGCTTAGAACTAGAGAATATGGAAAAGTTTTTAGAGTTCAAGAAATATTTTCGGTAAATACTAGTAATGATATTAGTCAAAACTTGCCTTTTCCTAGCAGGTTAGAACCTAAAACAGATATCCTCTTTGACGTTGTATCTGCTAATGGTAACAATGGGGCTGTTAATGCTGATTTTGACGTTGCTTTAGTTTAAGTTTTTAATTAATAACAATATGGCTCAGTTAAACGCAAACACCCCGTATATTCAATGCTACATAAGAAATAAATATATATTCAGCCCCGAAGATAAAGGACTGACGGAAGGTTACATATTCGGAGCAAAATCTATGATTAATAGGCCAATGCATTTTCACTTTCAGTCTTGTCTTGGTGCAATTTTTTGGCAGATTCCTATATCAGCTTTTTGCCATAAGGAAGACTACGATATTTTAAGCGAAGATGAAGAAAAACGTTTATCATTATTGCAAACATGGGATTGTCAAGATAACAATATTGCAGTAACGACATTTGGGTTTTTGCAGAATAAACGGGTAGACATTCATTGTCGTGATGGTGTGTGGCGTTCAGGTAAATATATATTTACTATTGACGATTACGAAGGAGATTTAAATGAACTTAACATTGGGTACGCTAATGATCAAGACTCAAAATGTTTTCATTTTATAGAACTGGACGATGGTAATTATGCTATACCCCCTAATAACCTTTTGCGTTGGCATAATGCTGATTTTATAGTTCCTTATCCTAAAGACAAACCTCCTAAAATTAAAATGTTTAATGACCCTTTATGTTCGGAAGATATAGACAGGTCTTACGGAAACACTCCATACTTTTTTTACAATCACTATTCGAAAAAAGAAGAGCTCAAAGAGCAGGAAGACAACAAAAAGCCTTTAAAAGAGTATCGTTCAGCTTAATATTTTAAGTGTATTAATAATTATGGCAATTTACACTGGTAATAACCCAATGATTTTACAGTCTTTAATTCATCAAGAATTTAACACTGGAGAATTAGCGACGGGTTATGACGCTTTAATAACTGGATTGATAAATACTGGAGATTCAGATCAACTTCAATTATTAATAAATCATTTGGGTCGAGAATATTTTAGAAAACAGTACAACGCAGGTCTTTCTGAATACATATTAGATACATATGATGCAGGTTTTAGACCAATTACTGTTACAGGAATCTATTCTTAAAGGCATGTAAAAAACCCCCGCATTCACGGGGGTTTTTATTTTTGCATGCTTTAATTTTTTTAGTACAAGTCCGAATAGTCCACTGAAGCAGAAGCTTCGCTGACTTTTATTCCGAACTTTTTAGCCGCAGCTTTAATTTTTTTCAGGGCTGTTTTTTTGGCTTCTTCACTAATGTCAGTTTGGTCCAAACGAGCTAGGGCATTGCGTACATGAGCAGCATCGTTAATTGGGAGATGTCTTAATGAACGGGGGACTGTCTTACCTTCATCGTCTTTTTCTCCTCCGGGCTCAATATATGCAAAATCAGAATCAGGAAGATTATTTTTTTCTTTTGAGCTTAAGACAGCACTTTTCATCTGCTTAAGATTTTCCTTATCGTACTTTTTATCTTTTTCGATATCGACTATTTCGACGCTTTTCTTCTCGGAAGGTTTACCCTTTTTGAGTTTTTTGATTTTACTATCGTCGTCTTTTAAAGCATCTTTTTCATGCTTTTCTTTTTCTTTTTGGTTATCGCGTTTGAGTTCTTTGGTATCAATTTTTTCATACTGCTTTTTACTCATAGCAGCTTCTTGCTCTTCGCGCCATTTAATAATCTTTTCTGAAAAGTCTACAATTTTCATGTTTCTTAAATCTAATTACACCCTTTTAAGATACAGTGGGCATTTTTTTATTTTCTCCCTCCTTATAACTTTTCATTTTAATATTACACTAAAAGCGTGTATCATATTAGTGATGTCAAGAGCTAAACACACAGGGGATTTTGAGTCCCTTGAAGTTACCGACGGAAAAGTGAAAATTCACCAAAGGGATACTATCAAACCAAGAGAAAATTTTTATATAGAAGAATTACCTTGGACAGAAAAACAAAAACGATTTATAGAAATATCATTAAATAAATCCACAAGACTAGTATTGTGCAAAGGGCCTGCAGGTAGCTCTAAGACTTTAACAGCAGTATATTCTGCCCTTAATCTTCTTAATGACTCTAAGGTCTCTGATGTAATATATATGCGTTCTGCAGTGGAAAGCTCGGATTCTAGGTTAGGTTTCCTCCCCGGAGATGCTGATGAGAAGTTGCATTATTATAATCTACCTTTTATGGATAAGTTGGATGAACTTTTAAATGAAGATACTGTAAAAAAACTACAAAGAGATCAAAGAGTCTCAATACATCCCGTAAATTTTGCTAGGGGTATGAGCTGGAATGGAAAAGCTATTCTTTTAGACGAAGCTCAAAACAGCTCTTTTAGAGAAATAGTAACAGTTCTAACTCGAATTGGAAGGTATTCTCGAGGATTTATTATGGCTGATCCTATGCAAACAGACCTAAAGAATGGAAATAGAGGAGGGTTTGAAAAGATATTTTCAGCTTTCAACAATGAAGAAAGCAAAGATATGGGAATTCATACGTTTGAATTTGATGAAACTGATATTGTTAGGTCTGCATTAACAAGATTTATTGTTCAAAAAATTAGCTCTATCGAAAATCATTAATATTTTTCTTTATTAATCGCGCTACAAGAGCAGAAAATTTTCTAACTTTATATTCGGGAATATCCCAAAAGAAAGCATGAGTGACTTCTTCAACGAGGACACTCATCTTTCTTCTATTTTTTAAAGTAGGGTCTATTTCAATGGTAGGCTTCTCAGTCTCTGGGCTACTACATAAACCATCAGCTTTATATTTATAATGAGGTTTTTTCCATATTAGATCATATTCAACACCATCCGCATTGGTAAACTTGGAGTTTTCCATATATAAAAGAGAATACACTTTTTTTGAAAAACTGATAAGGATTAATACTATATATAGTGTAATATTTTTTTATGAAAGCGTATTGTCCAGATTGCGGTTCAGCAACAGAGTATTCTTTAAGTAAGCCTAAATTTTGTGCTTCTTGCGGTAAGTCTTTTTCTTTGACTGCATCAGCGCCGGTTAAAAAAATTTTTAAACCCCGAGCTAAAACTGTTGAACCTCAAATTGAAATAGAGGAAGAAGAAGAATTTTCAATTCCAGATATTGATAAACTACAAGTTAGTATTGAAGCGTCTAGATTTAAAAATGTAAATAAAATAGGGGAAATCATGGGGTCTAATACCGATAGCGAACAAGAAGAGTTTCAAAGGCAACCTGATTCGAGTTATTCTTTAGATAGTTTCGAACAGGATTTCATGAGGGACGCGGGAAGTTCACGTAAATCTGATGCGAAAACCTAAACTAAAATTTGAAGATAATATTGAACAAATAGATAGAGAAATAAAAAAAAGAAGATCCAAGTGGAACCTGACGGCACTTTCATGGATGGACTTTGATGATGTTTCTCAAATACTTAGAATTCATATATTTAACAAATGGCATTTATATGACATTAACAAACCGTTAAATCCGTGGATTAATAGAATAATTTCTAATCAGATTAAAAATTTAATCCGTAATAATTACGGAAACTATTGTAGACCTTGTCTGAAATGTGCTGCCGCAGAAGCTGGAGACTTATGCTATATTTATGGAAAGCAAAGTGATTCATGCCCTCTATTCGCCAACTGGGAGAAAACAAAAAAGCAAGCTTATAATGCTAAACTCCCCGTTTCAATAAATGACCATACCTATGAATTAAATTCAGCTGAATACAACAATATTGACATAATTAATATAATGTCGAAGGTAAATGCCAAAATGAAAGAGACTCTAAAGCCCGCCGAATGGAAAATATACAAAGCTTTATATATTGATCATTTATCTGAAGAAGATGCCGCAACTTTAATGGGGTATAAGACGAATGAAAAAAATCGTGTCCCCGGCTACAAACAAATTAAAAATGTAAAAAAAGCTATAATAAATAAAGTAAAAAAAATGTTACATAACGGTGAAATAGAGATATTATGAGCGCTAAAAAGTTTACCCTTAATGAAGATCAGCAATTAGCTATCCTAGAGCTATGGAACAGTGGAGAGGATAAAAATCTTTACATAAATAACATTATGAAATCTGTGTTCCCTGACTTGCCAAAAGATAAACAGGACGGTAGATCTAAGGAAGGGAGAGCTGTTAAAAAGTTTCTACATGAAAAAGGTATAGAAGTCAAGGTCACAAGTAAGCATTATCCAAAAGAAAAAGTTGAGCTTACTGAAGATCAAAAAGAGTTTATATATAATAATTGCGGGTCCATGAAACCCATGGAAATAGCTCGAACTATATTCGAAGAACCTAAAATATCTGCACTCGATCTTAGATATAAAGTGCTTTTTGAATACCTGAGCGCTATAGATAATAAGGTTAAATATTCTGATATCACACCTGAAGACACAGCGGAAGGGGGATATGCTCCTCCTAAGTCTGAGGCTAGAGCACTAGTTAGGGTAAATAAGTATGTTCATAACGGTATAGATAAAAATAAAGTTACTTCAAAACATAAAAGAAGTTTGTCGACTTTAATTGGGTATATGCACACCTATCGTTTTCTTCATCAGATTAGCACTTACTCTATAGAAACTGATAGAGAATTATTTGAAAGTAGTTTCGTAAGATATACTTGGGACAAGGATGACTTAACCCAAGAAGAGGTAGATCAATATATAGTACTTTCTGCTGAAGTTGTTATAGCTTCTAATATTCAAAGAAGGGTCGAAAGATTACAAACTCTTTTGGATCAAAACGCAGAAGACACTGAAGGTCGGAAAATGGCAATGAGTTTGGTTGAAGCAATCAACACCGCACAGACTGAATATAATCAATGTGTAAATAGACAAACTAAACTACTCAATGAACTAAAAGAAAAAAGAAGTCAGCGGATGAGTAAACAGATGCAGCAGTCTGCCTCTATTTTAAATCTGGTAGAACTTTGGAAAGATGAAGAGTCTCGCAATAAAATGATTAAGATAGCCGACCTTAGACGTAAAAATATCTCTTCAGAGATAGAAAGATTAGGATCTATGGAAGATATAAAGTCTAGGATCATGGGTATAAGCGAGGAAGAAATTTTAAATGGTTAAATGTAAAATATGCGAAAAAGAATTTACGAAAGATAAAGGGCTTCATTTACATCTTAAAGCTCATAAAATCTCTGTGAAAGATTATTATCATGAGCACTACCCCCGGTATGACTTGTATACTAAAAAATTAATAAATTTTAAAAATAAAGATCAGTATTTTTCTTCAGACTTCAATGATAAAAGAAGTTTAAAAAGTTGGCTCAAAAAGATTCCTTTAGATCAATCCCGAGAGTATTGTAAAAATTTACTAATTAAAAGAAAAAATGAAAAAAATATAAAGTATGCCCCAACTGAAGTTGAACTAAGGACATTGCCTTTCCCTCCTATTCATTATTACGAAATGATTTTTGAGGATTACTATAAGTTATGTGAGTCTATAGGTCTTAAAACGAAATTGTCAAAATTTCCGAGCAATATGACTTTTACAGAAAACTTTACAAAAGATCATTTAATATATATCGACTCACGAGAACAAAAACCTTTGAGAATCTTAGATTTCCCTACTGAGATAAAAGGTTTAAAATTCGGAGATTATTGTTTAAACGATAAAGATAAAACTCACAACACTTACATAGAAAGAAAATCTGTACCTGATTTAATTGGCACTCTTAGCTCTGGTTTAGAAAGATTTAAAAATGAAATAGATAAAGCTGCGGAAGAAGGTGCCTATATGATCATATTGATTGAAAGAAAAATAGAAGAGTGTCTTGCTTTTAATAAACTTTCTTATGTTTATAAAAAAAATACTAGAGTTACTCCTGATTTTATTTTTCATAATGTCAGAGATTTAATACAGCAATATCCTCATATACAATTTCTTTTTGTAGATGGTCGACAGGAGTGCGTGAGAATAGTTAAAAAACTTTTACTATCAGATATTTTAAAAGAAAAATTTGATCTTCAGTTAGCTTACGAACTAAAATTATTATAATGTGGTACTGTCCAGAAAAATATGAGACTTCTCTCACTAACCTAAACGAGGAGTACAAGAATATAGAGGGAGAGATAGGTGATAAACAAGCTAAAATTACTTTAGCTAAATTTCTTCGTCAAAATCTAGGTTTTACTACAGAGCTGCTTTCAGGAATTAAATTAGCTCCTTTTCAAGAGATTACATTAAAAGCATTTTTTAATAGAAACTTTAATATGTGCGTATGGGGACGTGGTTGTGGTAAAAGTTTTATAGCTGCTGTATATTGTTTTCTGCAATGTGTATTTGAGCCTAGAACAAAAATATTAATCGCTGGCCCTACTTTTCGTACCGCTAGATTTATTTTTAACAACATTGAAAAGATTGTTGAGTCTAAAGAAGCTCAAATGCTAGCTCATGCTTTCGGAGCTAAATCTAAACGTAATGACCAATTCGAATGGAAAATAAATGAAGGAACTATTACGGCTATTCCATTAAGCGGTGAAAAAATTCGTGGTTTTCGCGCTAACATTCTAGTGCTAGACGAATTTCTCCTTTTACCTGAAGAAACAATTAAAACTGTTCTGATGCCTTTCTTGGTTGCTCCTCAAGATATGGCTGAAAGGATAAAAATAAGAGAAATGGAAGATGAATTAATTGCTAAGGGGCAAATGCAAGAAAAAGATAGGGTTGTATTTAAAAATAATTCTAAAATGATAGCTCTTTCTTCCGCTAGTTTTAGTTTTGAAAATTTATACAAAACCTATAAAGAGTGGATGGGTAATATTTATTCTGATGATATTTTGCAGTCAAATTATTTTATATCTCAGATGGCTTTTGATTCTATACCTCCTGATATGATCGACAGTACTGTTATAGAAGAAGCTAGGGCAGGTGGGTCTTCCAATTCTTCTTTCTTAAGAGAATATTGTGCTCAATTTACAGATGGTAGCGATAGTTACTTTAGTGCAAAAAAAATGTACGATTGTACTATCCCAGACGGAGAGAAGCCTAACACGCTTTTAAAGGGGGACAAAGATAAAGAGTATATTTTAGCAATTGATCCAAGTTTTAGTAATAGCCCTAGCTCAGATTATTTTGCAATGTCTGTTCTTGAGGTGGACGCAGATTCTAAAAATCATTCTACATTAGTTCATTCTTATGCTGTGGCTGGGGGAAACCTCAGAGACCACATAAAATATCTTTATTATATTGTAACGAATTTTAACCTATCCTTAATAATTATTGATAACGCTGGATACCAATTTATTGATAGCGCTAACGAGTCTGAATTGTTTAGCAGTTCAAAAATCAATATTAAATTCTTTGATTATAATAGTGATAAATCAGGGGTCGATTATCAAAACATGCTCCAAAAAGCTAAACAGGATTATAATAAAAAAGAAAGCGTTATTTGTTTTAAGCAGTTATTTTCTACCACTTTCCTAAGAGAAGCTAATGAATACCTACAGGCTTCAATCGATCACAAACGTATTTGGTTTGGGTCTAGAACCGCAGCTTGTGGAAGCTACTTCGACAAATGTGTCAATCAGTCAGTTCCTTTAAAACTGACTCCTCATGATACAAAAGGTGAGTTTATAGAGTTTCAGGACGATATGATTCATCAAACTAAAAAGCAGTGCGCTTTAGTTGAAGTCAAAACAACAGCTAAAGGAACACAGACTTTTGATTTGCCCCAACACTTGCGTCGTAGCAATTCTGTTAACCGAGCTCGAAAAGATAATTACACTACACTAATGTTAGGTAATTGGGCGGTTAAGGCCTATAATGATATTAAAAATACCAAACAAGAGGAAATTAACTATACGTTTACTCCCAAAATGTTTGGTTAAGTGTAAAATTATATTAAATTATGGCAGTAAGGAAGAAAACGGAACAAGGCTCGGAACCTTTAATGGCTATGCATCAATCGACAGCTAGCCAAACGAGGACTCGTAGAAATGCAGCGGCTGATATTCCGCGAACTGACAGATTTAGGAATATTGAAAATGGCATGATACCATTTAAATATTCTCATGGTGTCAAGAATAATTCGAATATCGATGTTAGAGATACGATTATTCTATGCCAGAAAGCTTATTATAATTTTTCAGTTTTTAGAAATACTATAGATCTGATGACTGAATTTTCTATAAGTGATCTTTACTATACAGGCGGTAGTAAAAAATCCCGAGAGTTCTTTGACACCTTATTTAAAAGAATTAACATTGGAGACTTGCAGAGTAGATTTTTTAGAGAATATTATAGATCCGGTAATGTTTTTATATATCGATTTAACGCTAAAATGGACAAATCTGATGCTATTAAAATTAATCAGACTTTTGGACTGTCCCAAGCTTCCGACGAATTAGAAATCCCTGCTAAGTATATTATTTTAAACCCATCTGATATTCAGCTTCAAGGGAGTATAACATTTAGCACTGGTATTTACTATAAAGTAGTTACTGATTATGAACTGCAAAGACTTAGGTATCCTCAAACTGAAGAAGAGGAAGAAGTCTTCAACAGTCTCCCTGAAGAAACTAAAAAAATAATTCAAGATTCTAAAAATGTAGGAGCTGCTGCTATTACTATCCCCCTGAATGCAGAAAGATTAGCCGCTGTTTTCTACAAAAAGCAGGATTACGAGCCGTTTGCGGTTCCTATGGGGTATCCGGTCTTAGAAGATATAAACTGGAAGCAGGAGATGAAACAGATGGATATGGCGGTAGCTAGAACCACCAATCAAGCTATACTGTTAGTTACAATGGGAACCAAACCTGCAGAAGGCGGAGTTAATCAGCAAAATCTTACCGCAATGCAGAAACTTTTTGAAAATGAATCTGTAGGTCGTGTCCTTATATCTGACTATACAACTGATGCTAAATTTGTAATACCAGATATTGGAAATATTCTTGACTCAAAAAAATATGAGGTAGTTAACCAAGATATTCAGATGGGTCTTAATAATATTCTTCTTAGTGATGAAAAATTCGCGAATACCAGTATAAAAGTTCAAGTCTTCATGGAGAGGTTAAAACAGGGACGTCGGGTATTTCTTGAAAACTTCTTAATGCCTGAGATTAGAAGAATTTCTAAAGAAATGGGTTTTAAAAATTATCCTACTGCACATTTTGAAGATGTCGATTTAAAAGATAACTCAGTATATTCAAGAATCTATAGTAGATTAATAGAGCTTGGGGTTCTTACTCCAGAAGAAGGTGTTCAAGCAATTGAGTCTGGAAGATTCCCTACTTTAGAAGAGTCTATAGAATCTCAACGCAAATTCAAGGATCTGAAAGAAGAGGGACTATATCAACCAATTATAGGGGGAGCAAAAGGCCCCCAAATGACAGGAAGACCTTCTGGCTCTAATACGCCAAAAGAAACTGATACTAAGACGCCAATAGGAACAAAAGCTAAAGTACATTTTAGCTTATCTACAATTCAAGAGAATCTAAACCTTTCCGACAAACTTAATCTGGAGGTGGAGTCTTCTTTAAGGCAACTTCACAATAGAAAAAGGTTAAGTAAGCAGCAAAAACAAGTTGCAAAAGAAATTGCGAATATAGTTATTGCTAACGAAGATCCTGAAAACTGGTTAGCTAAAGCTGGAAGATACGCTGCGGAGCCTACGGATAGAAATCACGAAAGGGTCAAGAAAGTCCAAGATGTAGCTTTAGAACATCAAGTGGACGACTTTTTGGCTGGAATCCTTTACGCTAGTGTTTATGAAGGGAAAAAATAATGGCAAGGCCGAATGTAATTTACAACTGTCAGGCTTTATTCGTAGGGCCTGCTCCAGAAAGTGGTTATAATTATTTTGACTACAACGGCGGTCCTGCCACTAATGATCATAGCAACCTAGTTCAGAAAATAAACCGTTTAAACCCTATAGACCGGGTACAGTCTGTTAGTTATCAAATTAATCTTCCTCATGAAGATATACTTCAGCTAAATCAGCGCGGTATAGTAGACAGACCTATCATAAATTACCCGACTGTAAACCTTTCTTTTAATTACCTACTCTGCGGAACAAAAAATGAAGCTAGGCTCGGTTTTAACGTAAATTACCCCCTCTATAATTTTCCTTTCGAAGGTAGACCGTATTACAATAATAATGAAGATGTGTCTTTATTGTCAGGATTTTTTGAAGAAAATAAAGGTAGAACTAATAAAAAATATTGGGAAACTTTCCCGGTGAATCAGTACCGAGATTGTAAAAATATATATTTGGTAGTTAATCAAGAAGGAGATGATATAAATAAATTTTACCAAAAAGAAGATTTTTTATCTCCTGATATTTATCAATCTATAGATCCAAACGCCCCAGATTATCATGTTATATCTTTTGGTAATTGCTATATAAACAACTATACAACTCAAGGAGCAGTTGGAGCTTTACCTGCTGCTTCGGCTTCATTTACTGCGTATAATGCTAATTTTGATATGAGTGGGAGTGGTTTTCAAGCTCCCGGTATAGAAACAAAAAGTGGAACCATTTCTCCCGACAAAGACGTTATCATACCTAGAATTTTAGCAGACGAAGGTTATCCTGCGCTAAAACCGGGAGACATTACAATTACTACAGATTCTTTTTCTGGTTTAGGGGTCGATTTTAATAAGCTGCATATTCAAGGATATGACATTTCCATTGATTTTAACAGACAACCCTTAACTAGTCTTGGTTATAAATTTCCTGTAGATAATCGTTCTACTTCCCCAGTTTTTGCCAGCCTTTCTTTAAATGGTATAGTAGAGTCAGGTAATAGCGGTTCATTAGTTGATCTAGTTTCAATTAATAGTGGTTATGATTTTACTATTAGCGTTGATCCTAAAAATTGTGAAAAACCTATAACACCTCCGATTAATGGGGGGACAATTCCAATAAATACTCAAGTGGAAGCTTTAAGGTATATATTTAAAGGGGCAGTTTTAGAAGATTTTAATTATGATACTAGTATAGGGGATAGTAAAACTTTCGGCGCATCATTTTCAGTAGAGCTAAACCCTGATAATTTAGCTTCAGGGCTTTTTATAAGTGGAGTGTTAGGTATGGAAAAGATTGAAGATTTTGTATTATTGGAGGGGGCTCCGGATGGGGTAAATCAAGATGGCTATTATTTACAGCAGGAAACTGATGATTTATTGGTAACAAACTTAATCCCACCGTATTAAACAGTGTATATTAAATATAAGGTAAAAGGATATGGCAAATAAAAAAATATCTCAATTAGTAGGAATAGGAACGAGTTCAACAGTAAGTGGCACGTTCCTTTTGCCTGTAGCAGTAGGTCCTGATGGAGGACAGTACACCACAAATAGAATTACAGTTTCAGAATTAGCAGATTATATATTTTCAGGAGATAATGCAGGGGGCGGATACCCAGCTCCAGTTCTTTCTGGGCAAACTAATGTTTATTTCAATAACCCAAGTTGGCAGGATACTACTGCTGCTGCTGACGGCACTAATTACGCCTATATAATGCTTAATGTTAATAACGGTTTGTTAACTACAGGAAGTGGTATAGGGAAGCCAGTTGGTGGAGATAATCTAGGTAACCATACTGCCACTCAAACTTTAAACCTACAGGATAATATTATTACTAACGTAGGAGAAATTATTAATTTTAACGATGGAGGAGGAGTGTCTAGTACTTCAGCCCAAGTTTCACTTACTCATCCTACGAAAATACAATTCGATGCCCCAACAATACAAATAGGCAATGCAGACTCTATAGAGGTAAACGGTGATTTTACCGCAAGATCCGCTGATTTTGCAGGTACCATTACAGGAGATTCTCTAGAGATTCAAGGAGCTTCTTATCACAACGTTGGTAATATTGGTGCATCAGCATCTGCTGGAAACATAGGTGTGGACTGGACAAACGGTAATATTCAGTACCAATCCATAGACGCTAATACAACTTTTTCATTTACGCCGGGAACTCCTCATCCCGGACAAACTTTGACTATGTATGTAGAAAATACTCAAGCTAACTTTAATGATTTCAGAACAGTACTATTTAAATCTGGTAGTTCTACAGATAAAGTTTTATGGAGTGAGCAAAATGATAATTTACCTCATGCTCAAGGTACAGCTGTAAGTTCGGCGGGTGCCGGTAAATGTCCCGGAGTTAGCGGATCAAGAACAAATGTTTATACTTTTATCGCAATGAATGAAAAAATATTTGCTTCAGCAGTAACAGGATACAATCACTAATGAGCATTAACTTCCCAACAGCATTTTGGAAAAATCAATCAGAGTCAGATAGTTCTACGTCAACTCCTTCTGAAACTGCAATTAATTGGGGAGGTGGTACTGTGGGTGTAGGAACTGTCAATAGTTTATATTATGGGAGTGTTGATTTTGGAGATACTGCTAATGTGGGTCAATATATAAATCCAATAAATTATGGCAACATAGGACTTTCATTAAATACGACCTATCCTTTTGATGACGCTACTAGTGAAGATTTTTTTCCTACTTATAAATCTGCCAGTTTAACAACAGATTATGACTTCTCTTCCATCACGCAAAGACCTTATTTTGGTTGGTACATACCTTCTGATGGTAATGTTGGTATTGGAAGTCAGCCTCTCACTAGATACCACAGAGAAGACCCTTGGATAATAGAAGATAACGGTAGAAAAATTAACCTTTTTTTTCAGGCCGATGATAAAACTTTATATGACCTCGGATGGGTTGATTATTATGCAAATGTAGGGCTTGGCGAAGAATATTCGTTTCAATATTACAACCATTTTATACAGAGCGGTTATGCCGAAGGCTCTTTCAATTTATCTGAAGCAGCAGATCTAGAAATTAAAGCTTCTGGTCTGGGTGAAGTCAATTCTGATGAATACGATTTATTTCAATTATACATAGATGACGAGTTAATTTGTAAAGGTACTGCACCCGGTGGCGGCGGAACTAGACCATGGGATATGGATCATTGTAAATTCTTTAATGCGGGGGGGACCCAAACCCCTGCTAGCCCCGGAACCAGAAAAAATTTGGGGACTTCAATCAAAAAATTTAATTCTATTGGAGACACAACGGATATTAGTAACGTAGTCGAACAAACCACAAGGAGAGATTATGTAAAAGATTCCGCTGTGTTTACTCATACCAAAAGTTTAACGCAAGGAGACCACAAAATAAAAATATTTTATAATACTAACGATGGTGAGTATAACAGTGGAGCATTTTACGGCGCAACATTTAATTTTTCATAGTTATGGCAATTACAAGATACGCAGGAGATAGATTTACAATAGGAGCGGGGGAAACTAAACCTACCGGCGTTCTTGATGGTGCAGTACTTATTGATACTGGCAATCTAGAACTCTACGTAAAAAGAGATGGGGTTTGGGTCGAGATTACTGGAGCTGGAACCGATGCTCTTCCCGGCGCTCCACTTAACTCCGTCCAATTTAATAACGCAGGATCTTTCGGTGGGGACGCTGATTTAACTTTTACAGATGGTAATCGACTTAATGTTAATAAACTTGGTATCTCTGGTAACATTTACGACTCAAATAATTCCATTGGCAATAATGGAATGGTGCTTACAAACGAAGGTGCTACTGGTGTTAATTGGAAAGCTATAGAAGACGTTTTATCTGGCGTAGGAGGTTCTGGTGTTGCTAATTATGTAGCTCGCTGGGCTGATGAAGATACTCTCACATCAGGGGTATTATATGACAACGGTACCAATGCTGGCGTAGGAACAGCTTCGCCTTTGGGTAAATTTGATGTTCTTAGAAGCTCTAGTGCTACTCCCGGTTTAATTGCTAGATCGAATAAGGATGGCGCAAAAATGAATTTTGCGTATACCGATACCAACTCGATGGGTGAAATTGGTACTACATACTATAATAGTACTGGAGCTATGAGGTTATGGATTGGTGGTAACTTAAACTCTAACAGTACAGGTCATGTAGGACCTACGCAACAAGGTGCATCAAGCTCCTCTTGGTTTAGTGAATATAATACAAATAACGACTACTACCAAATTAACAGAATTGCCGCAGGTGGAGCAACTAGCAGTTCTACATTATTTTATATAACCTCTGCTGGTAATGTTGGTATAGGTGGAGTAACTCCTACATTAGGCAAGTTACAAGTTGCTGGTAGAGGGTATTTTGGTCCCGTTGGGACTGGTGATGCTACAACCAAAGCTTTAATGGACACTTACAGTGTTCTTAAGCTAAAACCTCATGATAGTAATTCCACCAATATGACTTTCGCACAAGTTAATAATGGTGCTGGTATTGGTATTCAGGTAACAAATGGTACGCAAACCGCAGATTGGGATATTGCGTTAAATCCTTATGGTGGTAATGTTGGTATAGGTACTCCAAGTCCCGACGCTAAATTGGAAATCAAAAGCGATGGCTCTGCAGCGGGTGGAGCTGAAATAAGACTTACTCACGCTAATAATAATAGCACTGATGTAGTTTCTACTGTCAATTTCGCAAATAACGTTGGATCTGTAGCAATGATTCAAGGGGGAACGACGGGTGCGAATAATACTGGCTACATTTCGTTCTTCACAGACAACACTGGCACATCTTCAGAAAAGGTGCGTATTATTGGTGATGGCAATGTTGGTATAGGTGCAGTAAGTCCAAGTGCAAAACTTCACGTTAAAGAAGCCGTCTCAGGTTTATCTAGCTTCGACGGAAATGCTGATACATTAATTCTTGAATCAAATGCTAATGGTGGAATGACCATCGTCACTGCAGCAGCAAATACGGGGAGGATTATTTTCGCTTCCCCGAATGATGCTACTGGTGCAGAAATAAAATATAGTGATGCCACTGATCTTATGACCATTGGTACTACTAATCCTAATGCTGATCTTGCGCTTCAAGCAGGTAATGGTGTCGAAGCTGTAAGAATTTTAGATGATGGTAATGTTGGTATAGGAACAACATCTCCTGTTCATGAATTAAATGTTGCTGGACCCGGGGATGCAACCATAAGAATAACCAGCACATCAACGAACATATCTGACAACACTCGCATTGGTACATTGCAATATTTTAGCTCTGACACTACCAATAATACTGTGGTCGGGGAGATTGTGTCTCGTAATCCCGTAGGTGATTTTGGCAATGTATTTGATATGGCATTTTCAACATATAAGGTCAACTCAGGAGCTTTATCTGAAAAAATGCGTATTACTGGTGCTGGTAATGTTGGTATAGGTACAACTGATCCAAAACAAAAATTAACTGTTACAGGTCGATCAAATTTTGACTCTCAAAATAATTATTATGGCTCTTGGATAGATGGGGATAGTTCTGGAGATAGTTGGTTTGCTGTTGGTCAATGGCATAATCTAGGTGGACGAATGGAGGCAGGAGCTAATAATTTAAACCTATATACTCACAATACTTCCCACCATCTCACTTTACAAAAAGACGGAGGTAATGTTGGTATAGGTACAACAGCTCCTTCTCAAAAACTCCACGTTCAAGGGAACTTAAGAGTAACTGGAGCTTATTATGATTCCAATAACGAAGCTGGAACCAGTAATCAAGTTTTAACATCAACAGGATCAGGAGGTACCGATTGG